GCCAATTACGAACCGTTGTTCGGCCAGTAGCTTGTCCAACGCTAGCTCTGCAGCTATGGCGGCACGTTTGACAAGTCCCATTGATACCTTTCCTGAGTGTCTTCGGGCAAGACACCATTGCCAGTGTGAACGAACTAGCCCACTGTACAACACGGATGTTGCTAGCGGACTCCAGCCCCGTTTAATTGGCGTTTTAAACGGTAGCTTCCCTTCGACCCATGCATATAGGACGGTTTTGGTAGCTCGTCGGATTAGCCATTTGGCGTCCTCCTCCATCTTCGGGTCGATCCATCTGGATAGTAGAGTTTTGTCTTGTTCCTTGACTATATGCTCTCTAATCATTCCAGATATGGTAGGATCAATCTCTGGCCGCCCGATAGCAGCCATCGGAAACCCGGTCTCTGATTGCCATGTTACTTTGTATTTAGTTATAGGTTGGACTGGCTCTATCTTTAGCCACCCAAACTCTTTTGTCTCTAACTCACATCGATTTACTTCGATGTTGTCGTGATATGTTTTTAAGATATTTTCGGCTGTAATGTTGACCTTTCTAAATTGTCCTTTGTACTTATCTGCAAGTTGGTCGATTATGTTGGAGTGTTTGTTGAATTCCCATTTTGCATAGGCTTGCGACTTGGTTACTGCCGCCCACTCTGTGTCAAAGTCAATCATGTAACCGAGACCGCCAAAAGCGGCCGGAGTTACAAGCATCTTCCACACATGCTTTGGGTCGACGTGGTTTGACCGTGCTATATCGGCCACCGCCATTCTCCAGTCCCATTTATTTTGTCGGTTGAAGTACTGATTCCATGTCGTTGCCTGCTCGCGTATTCTCTCTTCACCGCGCAACTCTTCCCTTGTAACAGGGTTGCGAAATACTATGCTGGTTGCAGCTCTCGCCGGGTAGCCGACGACTTTATCCTTATATGCCACTTGTCTTAGGAATTCATCACAGTTCTGGGCAATGAAGAACTTCCCTGGATTTACATCTAAGGACATCTCTTCATATACTGACCATAGCGCCACTGCTCCTGCGTAACTATTTACGACTATTTGATCGTCGTCGCCCTGGGCGCAGTAGCTGATAACCGGGTCTATCCCTGTTCTCTCCTGTACTGTAGTTCTTGCGGCGTATAGCTCCCCGACGTTAGCTAATGTGTCGTAGAGTGCTGTCCATCTCCACCCGCTCATAACTCCCTTCTCGTACTTGAACGTCTTGTCCCCGACTGTCACGG